GTGGTGAAACATAGGAGGCTATTATGCCAATGGGTAAAGGTACATACGGAAGCAAGGTCGGAAGACCTGCAAAGAAAAAAACTAAAGTTAAAGCTAAACCTAAAAAGAAACCAATGAGAATGAGGAAATATTAATGAGTTTTAGACCAGAAGACCATATTTTTGTAGCTTTTGACCTATTTGATTCAGAACAAATACCTCTAGACCAAGCACTTTCTAGAGCAGTAAGTCAACTTAGCAAAGCTAAATCAAGAGGAGAATACAGTAGACTAAAACAGATTATAAAAAATCAATGGTCTAACGTATCAAACCAACCTTTTCCCGAAGATGCTTTTGATTATAGTAAAATACCCGATTATATGTCTACAGCTGACATGAGAAAATATGAAAAGGAAAACAAAGGCAGTATGCGTGGAGGCGCGGTGGGTGGTGCAAAAAGGGCTAAAAAGGGTAAAAGATAATGGCTACTAAGCGTAAGTCCACTGTCAACAAGGCAGGTAATTATACCAAGCCTACAATGCGTAAGAACTTGTTTAATAAAATTAAAGCAGGTTCTAAGGGCGGTAAAAGTGGACAGTGGAGTGCGAGAAAGGCTCAGATGCTTGCGAAAGAATATAAAGCAAAGGGTGGAGGCTACCGATGAAAGTTAAAGCACCTAATGGTTATCACTGGATGAAGCAGAAGAATGGCTCTGTCAAACTTATGAAACACAAAGGTAAGTTTGTTAAACACAAAGGAGCAAGCCTCACTGCTGACTTTCCTATTCAGAAGGTACACAAGTAATGTCTGCGTTAAAAAAGCCACAGAAAAGCCTTAAGAAGTGGACTAAACAGAAGTGGCGTACTAAGTCTGGTAAACCTAGCACACAAGGTAGTAAAGCCACAGGTGAGCGTTACTTACCAGAAAAGGCTATTAAATCGTTAAGTAAAAAAGAATATGCCGCTACGTCAAGAAAGAAACGTGCTGACACAAAGAAAGGTAAACAGTTTAGTAAACAACCCAAGAAAGTAGCTAAGAAAACAGCAAGGCATAGAAAATAATACTTGACATTCTTATAAAAATATGTTATAATAATACTATAATATACAATAGTATGTTATATTAAATTATAAATTAAAGCTGTCCTATAGGGAGAAACAGTGTATGACTGATGTAGAACTAGAGAAATACTATCGTTCATTAGAAGATATGTTCCGTACAGAAGGATGGAAAAATCTGTTAGAAGACTTGAAAGGTAGTGCGTTACAACTTAACTCAGTAGAAGCCTGTAAAGATGACAAAGACCTTTACTTCCGTAAGGGACAACTAGTAGTCATGGCTCACCTACTAAACTTACAAGAGCAGATACAAACAGCCAAGGAAGATTACGAGGAAGCAAACGAAGAATGAGAGTTCTCCTTGACTTCCGATGTGACAACGGACATACAACGGAAAGGTTCATAGATTCAGAAACAAAAGAGATACCTTGTCCCGAATGTTCATTAATGGCTAGAAAAGTTATATCTCCTGTTCGCAGTAATTTAGACCCCCATTGTGGTGATTTTTTAGGTGCTACAACCAAGTGGGCGAGAAACCGCGAAAAGCAGATACAAAAAGAACGTAGAGACAACTCCTAACCGAATCTCTACATAATCCACCTCCACAATCATTTATGACGGAGTTTAATAATGGCAAGAATATTAGAAGAGCGTACAGACGTAATTGAAGACCAAGAGACTCAAGAGACTCCAGAAGAGGAGACAACTCTTGAAGAACAAGAAACCACAGAAGAACCAGAAATACCACAGAAGTATCAAGGAAAGAGTACAGCCGAAATTGTACGGATGCACCAAGAGGCTGAAAAACTTTTAGGTAAACAAAGTTCGGAAGTAGGTGAACTGCGAAAGGTCGTTGACGATTACATCCAGACACAACTCTCAGAACAAGCACCGCAACAAAGTGAACCAGAACAAGAAGAAATAGACTTTTTCTCAGAACCCGACAAGGCAGTCGCAAGGGCTATTGATAATCACCCTAAGATAAAGGAAGCTGAAAAAATCAGCAACCAATATCGTCAGTCAACAGCTATGGCTGAACTTCAAAGACGACATCCAGATATGAATGAAGTCTTAAAGAATGACAAGTTTGTTGATTGGATTAAAGGTTCTAAGATTAGACAACAGCTTTTCGTACAGGCAGACCAACAGTATGATTACGAAGCCGCTGATGAACTTTTTACTTTGTGGAAAGAACGACAGCAGGTAGTAGGTCAAACTGCCGCCACTGAGAAGAACGAGCGTAAGAAGGCTGTCAAAGCCGCTAGTACAGGTAATGTACGAGGCAGTGGAGAACAGTCAGCTAAAAAAGTCTATAGACGTTCTGACATTATTAAACTTATGAAGGAAGACCCAGAACGCTACATGAGTTTGTCCAATGAAATTATGGCGGCTTATGCTGATGGGAGGGTCAGACAATAATAAATTATTTTAGGAGATGGTCAAATGACTGATTCAACATACCCTGCTACAGGTGGTTTTGTAGACAACACTAGCGCGGCTACTTTTATCCCAGAAATCTGGAGTGACGAAGTTATTGCCGCATATCAAAAAAGTCTTGTACTAGCTAACCTAGTCAAGAAAATTTCCATGACTGGTAAGAAAGGTGATACCCTTCACATTCCTAAGCCTGTTCGTGGTGATGCTCACGCTAAAGCAGAGAACACTGCTGTTACTGTTCAGAATGCTACTGAGAGTGAAGTACAGGTTACTATCAACAAGCACTTTGAATACTCTCGTCTGATTGAAGACATCACTGAAACTCAAGCACTTGCTTCTCTACGTCAGTTCTACACTGGTGATGCAGGTTACGCTCTAGCCAAGCAAGTAGATTCTAGCTTGTTTGAACTCGGTAAGTCTTTTGGTGACAATGGTGGTGACTACGTTGGTACTGGCTCATACTACATTGATGCCTCTAGCGGTCTAACTGCTTATGCCGCTGACACTGTTGCCGCGGCTGATGTATTCACTGATGAAGGTTTCCGTGACTTAATTCAGAAGATGGATGATGCCGATGTTCCTATGGACAATCGTTGCCTCGTAGTACCTCCTTCTATCCGTAACGAAATCATGGGTCTAACTCGCTACTCTTCTAGCGACTTCGTTGATGGGCGCGTAGTCAACAACGGACAAATTGGTAACATCTATGGCATTGACATTTTTGTTTCCTCTAACTGTCCTGTAATTGAAGCCGCGGCTGACAACAGCGCAGGTGGTGACGTTAAACAAGCTATGCTGTTCCATAAAGATGCTATGGTTCTTGCAGAGCAACTAGGTGTTCGTTCTCAGACTCAGTACAAGCAAGACTTCCTTGCTACTCTATACACTGCTGACACTTTGTATGGTACTGCTGTTCTGCGACCAGATGCCGCATTTAACCTAATGGTTAATGGTTAATAGCTAACCAATCGGGGGCTTCTTAGGGAGTCCCCTTTTCCTTTCTTTACAACCTTATTCAAGGAATCTTTATGGGTATATTTAGAGGCATAGGTGGTACTGGAAATTCAACAGACGATGGTGTTGTTGATGCAGTAACCGCACAAGCTGTAATAGCCACGAATAAGGCAACCGAAGCGGCTACATCAGCAACTAGCGCGTATAACTCTGCACAGAGCGCAAGCACCTCTAAAGATACTGCAACCACACAAGCAAACGCGGCACAGTCTTCCGCTAACACTGCTTCTACACACGCTACTAACGCTTCTACTTCTGCAACATCAGCGGCTACTTCTGCTACATCAGCTACGTCTTCCGCTACTACAGCCACAACTAAGGCATCAGAAGCCGCTACAAGCGCGACTAACGCGGCTACAAGCGAAACCAATGCCGCTACATCGGCTACTACTGCTACAACTAAAGCAAGCGAAGCGGCTACTTCCGCTACGACTGCAACTACTAAAGCAGGTGAGGCTTCCACTAGTGCGACTAAGGCCGCCGCTAGTGCAACGTCAGCCTCTACTTCTGCAAGCACAGCGACTACCAAGGCATCAGAAGCCTCTACGTCAGCCGCTAATGCCGCATCGTCTTACGATGACTTTGACGATAGATACTTAGGGGCTAAATCCTCTGCACCATCCGTTGACAATGATGGTGATGCACTTATTACTGGTGCATTGTACTTTGATACAACGTCTGACTCTATGAAAGTATATTCTGGCTCTTCATGGCTAGATGCTTATGCTTCATTGTCTGGTGCGTTAATTGCAACAAATAATTTGTCTGACCTCAACAATGCAGGTACAGCAAGAACTAATTTAGGTTTAGGCACAGCGGCTACTACAGATTCTAGTGCTTACGCCACAGCCGCACAGGCTGACCAAACTGTCTCTCTGACAGGGGCAGGTGCTACCAGTATATCTGGTACTTACCCTAACTTTACAATTACAAGTACAGATACTAATACAACTTACAGTGTAGGTGATGGTGGATTAACTGAAATAAACTTTACCTCTGCTGACAACACAAAGTTAGACGGCATTGAGG